CATTTTGAGATGTTTTTGGCATACGTCATCACCTCGGTAATGTATCTTTTTGTCTTTTTACCTGGATTCTTGGGTGGGCTTACTTCTTTCTTGGGCTTCACCTCGATTAACATTACGCGCCCATCAACAAATTCAAACTTTACATCGACAAAATAACGGTGGATTTTACCGTCCGTCTTACAGCGATAGGGTACCACAACCTCTTCCGAGCACCATGAAGCAATGAATGACTGCTCATCCAGCCATCTAAAAAGCTGTCGTTCCCAAAGAGAACGATAAACTATGTTCGATGCATTGCCTCGGTATTTGGATGGATTCTTAGGCGTAAAGGTACCCTTGTATGTATTCATCTGATGAGTTGTTGGGATGTCATATAAATAGATCTATTTATGTCGACTAAGACAATACAATTTTTTAAGGAGATACTATAATGGCCTTTGGTGATCGTGTATCAGGGTTTGTTCCAAATGATGTTCCTCTTCCCGGGAATAAACTACCGTCATTTGATAATACTAATCAAATACCATCGTTAAATTATAGCGCAATTACTCCTCCAAACCCAGATTTAAATCAAACAGGTTTATCTGGCTATTCGGGTGGTAAGAATAATTTTGGTGCTTTTCAAGGTCCAGATCCATGGGTCGGTTACCGTCCAAGATTATGCTTTCCTGCGGAATTAACACATTCAAAAAATAACTGGATGTTTATGTCATTCGGAGTAAGAATCGGAAGTCCAGGAGCCAGAGAAATCTATCTTCCCATTCCTCCCGGGCTTACATTCTCAGATTCAATGTCGTATTCTTCCTTGGATTTAGGGATTTTAGGCTCAATAGGTCAAGACACTATAAAGGCAATGGAAAAAGCCAACGGTATTAAAAGTGCTATCGGCGCCGGAATTGGTGGGCTTGCAGGTAGTTTAGTGAATAAAGCTAAAAAAATGAATATTGCAGCAGCAGCATCAATTGCTGCAAGACATTTTCGTCAAGAATCCATTGCAAATACAATTGATTTTAGTACAAAACAAATAGTTTCTCCAAATACTAATACGGCATTTCAAAATACCGGTATTCGTAGTTTTGGTTTTAATTTTAAGATGATGCCAAAGAGCAGAGTTGAAGCCGAAACGATTACCGCTATTATTAAAACCTTTCGTGAAAATATGTATCCCAAGGGTAATGATGTTGTTCTTACCTATCCTCCGATTTGGTCAATGAAGTTTTACGAAGGTTCCGGAGGAGAAAACCGTAAGATTCCTAAGATTTACGAATGTTATCTTGTGGGAATGACGGCAACCTATAACGGAACAACAAATATGTTTCATGAAGACGGAAGTCCCGTTGAGACCGATGTTGCTCTTCAATTCCAAGAAACACGGGCACTTACACTTTCGGATATTGTGTCTCTATCGGAGCAATAACATATGCCATTTTTTCAACAGTTTCCCAAAATTCAATATGATTTTGCCGACAATGGCATTAATACCCGCATTGTTGATCTTTTCCGTTTTGTAAAAGCCGATGAAAAATACTTTGATGATGTTTCAACATATCAGTATTTTCAGGTGAGAAATGGTGACAGACCCGATATTGTATCAAATCTATTGTATAATACACCCGACTATTATTGGACCTTCTTTTTAGTGAATGACCATCTTAAATCTGGTCTTTCCGGTTGGCCAATGATGCAAGAAGAACTTGACGATTATCTTGAGATTGAGTATTCCGGAACGATAATTCAGACGACTCCTATTATAGTTCGTGACGGCGATGGTGCTATTACTGAATACCGAAATTCTTTAGCCGGGCGTTTTAAACCGACATCAGCTTTTCACATCGGTGAAACAGTTTATGGTTCGGAATCTGGAGCTTATGGAAGACTTGAATCAAAAGATACCCAACTGAGTCAATTATTGATTAAAGATGTTGTTGGTACTTTTCAAGAAAATGAATTTATTACGGGCGGCGAAACCGAAGATAGTGTTGCGTCTAATACTGTTTTTAATTATGTTGATGCACCACATCATTATCAGAATCCTCAGGGGTCGATTTATTACACACCGATGTCGATTAATGAACAAATGACGCCGGCGGGTGTTGATCCTGCGGTTACCGATCCCATATTGGTCCCAGTTTCCAATCGGGAATATGAAATTTCACTGAATGACCAACGTTCAAATATCAGAGTTGTTCGTCCAGAATCAATCTATAAGTTTGTGCAGCTTTATCAAGGATTGATCAATGGCTAATAATACAAATATTGCGGTAGTTAATACCGATCAGGTTAGATTACCGTCGGCATATGCCATTGATAGCATTATGTTATCCAATCATAATGGCCGTATTACCGATATCCAAAAAATTGTTACTGATTTTACGATCACGGAAAGCATCTATCACCCCGGTTTAATTCTTTCTTTAAATGTAAAAGATACGGTGAATTTAATGGAAGAGTTTAGATTAACAGGGCATGAGACAATTACCGTAAACATTTCAAGACGGGTATACATAACTGATAGCAGTACCTCATCTAAAATATCCACAAATATAAATGGAAAAAATGAAAAAATAAGTCATTTATTCTATGTAAGCGAATACCCTCTTTATGGTAAATTTGAAAACCGTGTACAGGTTTATACTATAAAAGCAGTAAGTAAACACATATTTCTATCGAAATTCAAGAAAATATCCAGATCATACACCGGTGATATTAAAAATTTCGTAAAAGAAGTTTTGATGAATGATCTAGATGTACCTTCATATAATATTGAAGTTACCACTGAAAATACATCTGTTGTAAAATTTATTGTACCGAATCTTTCACCAATAGATGCCATTCAATGGGCGCTGCGTCACGCCTATGACTCCCATGGTTCTCCCTTTTATTGTTATGAAACTTTGAACGGTAAGATTAAAATTGATTCTCATACTGATTTCAATAAAAGAAGTAATGATACACCTTATAAAGAATATAAAGAAGGAAGATTTTTTAGTTCTAATCCTGGTACATTAGAAGATTATAGTGAAAGAAGTTCAAGAATTATGGATCTTTCATCGGATCTTCGGATGTCTAAACTTTTATCCGGTGCAAACGGTGCATATGCGTCAAAAAGTATCTATGTTGATATTGCGACAAAACAGATTATCACAACGGAATTTGATTATAAAAAAGAATTTCCGAAAATGTCTAAGATAGGCAATTATTCTACACTATCTCAACAATTCGCTCCGGAAGGTATTTCGGAGATAAAATCTTATAGCCAAGATACATCATTTTCAGAAAGAGCCGAAAACATTAAAGTGGGGCGCGGCAAAAGTCTTTCGGATTTTAAAAACTCAAATATCAATTATATTCCTTTAAATTCTTCGGCATTTAATAATGTAACACCTAATAATTTAGGCAAAATTGATTTTAAAAACACCTCTAATTATCACAGCAGTACGGAAACATCAAGAATCAATATTGCTCAATCTCTTACAGAGAATTTAGAAACAATGGTGCATGATTTTAATGTCACCGGCGATTTTAATCTTAATTGCGGTAAAATTGTTCTATTAACAATAGCCCCAGCGGAAGACCCAGAAACAACTAAAAAGGGCTCGATAAAAAAATCAAATTCACCAGGATATGATAGTTTTTTCTCTGGCAATTACGTTGTTACATCAGTTATACATAATTTTGCGGAAGATTACTATTCTTCAGTAAGAGTAAAAACGGATAGCTTCTCGAATGACTTTTTAACATTATAATGAATTCACCCGATCAATTTATTGGAGGCACTTTCACGTGGTTTACTGGAGTCGTTGAGGATATTCATGATCCGTTTGAACTTGGTAGAGTGCGTATTCGTTGTATCGGTTACCATTCGGAAGACAAGAATCTAATTAAAACAGAAGACCTACCATGGGCGACTCCGATGATGCCAGTCAATTCTGCATCAATGTCGGGAATTGGTATTTCTGCAACTGGTATTCTTCAAGGATCTTGGGTAATAGGGTTTTTTCGTG